CTTTAAACCATTTTCATTATTTTTCATTACAGTTGTTATTGCACAACCATTTATATCTATTAATTTTTTAAGCGTTTCTTTAATATGTTTTCTTATTGAAAACGTAGGTTTTTTGCTATAGCCTACATGAAGCTCATTACCTTTTATAATTACAGCGCCTACTACTTCATTGTTTTGGGTTAATTCAACAAACTCCCAATCTTTCATTATTTCTGCATACTGCTCTTCAGTAATATTTAACTTATCTTTTATAGACAGATATATAGCATTTACAGCTTTACTAGACATTATAGTATGGCACTTTAACTTGTTGGCCATTTACTGTCATATTAATAAATCCTGCTGGTTTAGCAGGTAGCGTTGCTGTTCCTGTAGTTGCTGTGGTTGAACTACTAAAATTAAGCAAGTTTAAAAAGAATTGTTGCCAAGCACGAGTTGGTCTTTTTGATGCAGCATCTAAAAATTCAGTCTGTGGGTATGGATTGGTCTGACTTGATCCATAAATACCATTTCCTGTAGCCATTAGTTTTCACCCTCTGAAGCTTTAAGATTAGACGATATTATAACTGCATTTACAGGGTCTGTAACTACAACCTCAAAAACTCTATCTCTAGACCAACCTAATCTACGCCAAATAGCACGATTTTTATATAAACCGACTGCACCAATAGAAGTCCAATGTTCGTTTGACCATGTAGAACCACCATCATTAGACCAGCGAAGCATAGCTTGTGGGCTTTGACCTGGATCGGATTGATTACCTACGCCTGGTTGAAATTGAATTTGTAGTTCTTCTAAATACTCTCTTTGTAAATCAGTCACAATATGAGGCGCTCTGCGTAATCTACGAATTTCATTACCATTGTCGGTATAGTTAGAAGGATCAAGTAAATAAATAATGCCGTTATCAAAATCACCTACATAAACTTTGCCATTAAATACAGCACAACAATTACCACGATGTCTATGATAAGTATTAGTGGTGTCAATAGATAACCATTTATGCCACATACCTGTGGATACGTCATATACCCATGTTAAATCTAATGTAGGAAATGAAACCACATAACATTCGTGACCTTCTTGTTGATAAGTCCATGAAATAGCGTCATCAATATATTGATTTAATAATGTTTGTTCTACAGCGTGAGTTGAGATGCGAGTTGGCACATATCCATTCATCATCATAATTTGTGCTTGACCACGATTGTTTCTAGACACATAAGCAAAAGAGTTACCTAATCGTGCTACAGAAAATTTGGCTGCAATACCATGCTGAGTTGATGTGCCTGGTATTCTTTGAAAAGGGAAAGGAAATGATCCAACGTCAACCCATACTTCAGATGATTGTTCACCAAGACAATACACTTCACGATGATCTACAATTAAAGATACAAGATTATCAGGTGCGCCATCTTTAGATGAAAAACTTAAAGCAGGTGTAATTGGGCTTAATGGATTAGAAGCAGCCCATTGTTGTGAGTTAGGTCTGTTATAAACAAAATAGTTATCTACAATGTCAACAGTATTGCCACCTGAAAACGCACCATCAGTAGAAGGTAAAGTAGTAAAGTTTAACGCATACATTGTTCTTGACGTTACAGTTTGAGATGCGCTTATAGGATATGTTCCTGTTGATCCTGAACCTGTGCCAAACGTTAATGTAAGTTTTAATCCTGTGCCAGCGCCACTTGATGAAGTAGATACATCATTAGTAGGTTGGGATGTATAAGAGCCAGCGTTAGTTAAAGTTAATCCTGTAACCACGCCAGCTGATACAGATGAAACGGTATAGGTTGCAGGCGTTGTTCCGTAAACGCCACCTAATACGGTTACAGTATCGTTGACTGCATATCCTGTGCCACCTGCTGCAATAGTTTGACTTAATACAGATGAGTTACCTAAAGCAGTAATAATTGTATTGGCTGAAACTGTAGAGCCTTGAATAGTTTGACCTGGATACAATGTGCCTGAACTAGCTGTTACAGTCATTGTAGTGCCTGACATTGAAGCGGTTAATACTGAAGCCACAGCAGCAGAATTCATTAATGTAGAAGCTACTGTTTGGCTTTGATTAATGGTGTATGTTCCAACGCCACCTGTGCCTGTGCCTAAAGCTGTAATAACAGTTGCACTAGTAACGCCTAAACCAAATAAAGCTTGGCTAATAGCTATTGTGCCTGACGTGACTGCGGTTACTGTTAAAGTTGTTCCTGAAATAGAACCTGTAAACAAAGCAGCAGAAGGAGTAGAAATGCGCCATGTATAACGATATGATCCGTCAACAATATAAACATTTAATCCGTTATCAGTAATGCCTACTCGGCCTGTTGCCGTATTTAATTGGCCTATTAATGTTGGTGTTAAAGTAGAAGTTAAAACATATACATAAGGGCCAACAACTGCCACCATGTATGATCCACCTGATACGGTTCGCATACCACGAACTTCTTGTTTGTTTTGAAATACAATTGCTGATGTAAGACCAGGCGTTGGATATAAAGCTACAACACCTCTTGAACCTTCAGGTTTTAATGGGTCAATTTCAGGGCGAAAGTTAATGCACTCTTGGCCATCTTGATAAATGGAAGGTGCTTCATAACTAGGGCCTACAAAGCCAAAATCTGCCATTATCTAAAGAATCCGCCTGTGAGTATCCAACCAGCGTCTTTTTGACGGCTAGATAGTAAAGCATCGTTAAATCTTGCAGATTGCATAGGTTTCATGTTAGTGCGTTTTAAGGTAGCTTTACCTTGTGCAGCAAACGCCACAATCATCGCTATTTGCGTTTGTGAGGCTTTGCCATACATAGGCATCAATCTCTCGGCTAAACACCAACGTAGCGCCATAGAATAGCCTTGTGGAAGGTTTATATCGTCATTAAGTGAGGCATAGTTTCTAAACAATGTTTGAGCAAACATGTGTATTTCACCTTGTGCAGGATTAGGCCATACAAAGACGTTACCTGAATCAGAATTAGGATTGAAATATAAAGCTTTAGGCCAAGGGCCATTTAAAGTTTTTAATCCAATCATGTTGTAATCATCCAAGGCTAAAATAGCTATTGGATAATCTAGGCCACCATTTACAATAGGTTGACCGTTAGAAGTTGTGTTAATACGAACATAAGCAGAATCAATGCCAAGAGGTTTTTGATAATAAGCTTGAATAAGGGTAGATGCTACAGGGCTTGCATAAGTATTGTTAAGTATATATGTGCCTGCATAATTTACATTACCACCTGCACCTGTTAATTCATCTAAAATTTTAGTGCCGTCAGTAATGCCTGTGCCACTTAACGTTTGACCTTGAGCAACTGCGCCTGACGTAATACCTGTAACTGTTAAAATATTACCTGTAATTGATCCTGTAAATTGTGCGCCAATAAAATTAGGTGATGCGTGATAAGGGCCAATAGTGTATTGAGTTTGTCCTGCAATAACAGGCCATATAATTTCAGTCGTGTTAAAGACAATCATGTCCTCGTTTGACCATTGGTCAATAAGGTCGTTAAGCATATCAAAAGCATCTTGAGCTTCTTCAGGTGTTGGAGTTTCACCTGATGCTAATGCACCGATGTCTTTTAAGGCTCTTGATATAATGTCTATTGGCTTTGGCATAATAAATCCTAGATATTAGGTGTGAATACGTTAGCGAGCCAAGGAAAGCCAACTGTTTTGGTTTTTTTAAGCTCTAATAATTGCTCATCTAAACGAGATTTTATACTAGAAACTTCATCTACGGTTGTTTCCTTGTCAATCCAATCAAGAATTGTTTGTTCTCTGACTTCTTCATAAGAAATTTTAATCTCTTTGCCTTTAAAATAATGATTGCCTTCTGTTTCTACAGAATTTTCACCGTCAGTAGCAGTGACATGATAATAAGCATGAGTAACTAAACCTTCTTGTGCTGTTACTTCTACAAGTTTCCAATTATAGTTGTTCATTTATTGCATCCCAAGATTTTGTTTCTTCATTCCATGTATAGCGACCTTCGTCAGTAGGATAATCAACAGGTGCTTTCCATTGTGCTTTTGTTTCATCTAATATCCATGAAGCAAAAGGTTGTGGAGGTATAAAAGCATCTAATGTTTCATTGTAAATATATCCAATACCTGCATAATTCTTACGAATTTTACCGTTATAAGATGTTTGTTTCCAAGTGCCACCTAAAAGATTAGAGCAAAAGTCTATTCCTTTTTGTTCTGACTCTTGACCGTTTTCATCAAGAATATCTTGGTTAGAAACCACAATTACATTGGTTACTATGTTGTTTTCTAATTTTGCAAAATGTGCCATGTTATTTCCTTTGTTGTTAAGCTGAATAAGTGCCTGAAGCAGTATATTTTAATATTGTAAAGTTACCTGATGTTGTTACAGTTGGTGATCCTGTTGTAACACCTGTATATTTTCCTGTAGGTATTTTAAGTATAACTACACCTGATCCACCTGAACCTGAAGCTCTAGCTTCACCACCTTCTGCACCTCCACCGCCACCTGTGTTAGCTGTGCCTGAAGTTGAAGCTGGCCCAGGAGAATTAGCTGAACCACTACCACCACCTCCTGATCCACCTACACCATATCCTGATGTATCTTCTGTAGAAGCGCCACCGCCTCCAGCATAATAAGTTGCTGTTCCTGTAATAGATGATTGTAAACCAACACCACCGTTTGAACCTGCAAGAGCATTATTTGCTGGCGCGCTAGTTCCTACTGCGCCTGCGCCACCACCACCACCGCCTTTATAAGCTGGAGGAGTTCCTCTGTAGCCACTACCACCTGCACTACCCTGTCCTGAAGTTGCAGCGCCACCTGATGTGCTTTGACCAGCAGTTCCTCCCATGGAACCTCCACCGCCTGAACCGCCTGCGTTACCATTTCTTCCAACACTAGCTGCCCAACATCCACCATATCCACCACCTGTTGCAGTTACAGTAGTTAAACCTGTTGCTGACAATACAGAATCAGAACCATTATTACCTGCTGTGGCATTATTAACACCTGCCCCACCAGCTCCAACAGTTATAGTATATGTAATTCCTGTATTTAAAGTTGCAGTAGAAGTTAAATAACCACCAGCACCACCACCACCGCCATAAGCGCTACCTCCGCTACCACCGCCTGCTACAACTAAATATTCAAATGTTGCTACTAAACTACCACTTGCAGTAAATGTATGTATTGTGTTTCCACCTGATGATGTTACAGTTCCGCCTGTAAATACTTGTGATCCAGCGTATGAGATGATAATTGTTCCAGAGCCTCCTGCGCCTCCAGCATAAGAACCATTTGTTGATGCATTTAAGTGACCACAACCACCACCGCCACCACCTGTGTTAGCTGTTCCATCAATTCCATTTGCATTACCTCTTGCATCACCACCACCGCCAGAACCACCTGTTCCTTGATTAGTTGCTCCACTTCCATAAGCAGCACCACCTCCACCTCCAGCATATGTTACACTAGAACCTGAAATGCTAGACGCAGTTCCTGCACCACCATTACCACCAGTAGTTGATGTTCCGTTTGCTCCAGCAGCACCTGCACCACCACCGCCTCCAGAAGCATAATTAGGAGTTAAGTCTGGACCAGTTCCTCCGCTATTTCCATAAGAAGTAAAACCAGTATAAGAACTTTGGTTTGATGTGCCTGCGTTAGAAAAATAACTTCCGCCGCCGCCGCCTGAACCACCATTTGTTGCATTAGTGGGATACACACCGCCACCACCACCGCCATTTGCAGTAACAGTAGTTAAACCTGTGCCTGATAAAACTGAATTAGAACCTGTGCTTCCAACGGCTTGTGAACCAGCTCCACCACCATTACCACCTGCACCAACAGTTACTGTATATGTAGCAGGATAATAAAGTGTAGTAGAACCTATAACTAACCCACCAGC